GTTCGCTGCTGCTTTTGCTGCTGCGGCGGCGGCTGCCGCAGGTGCCGTCGCAGGTCGGAGAGGGTTTGCGCGGCGCAAGCTGGGGGCGGGTTCGACCTGACCCGAGGCGTTAGCCTCGACGGGATCCTCGCCTCCCTCGCCTGCTGCCTGCCCCCAGTCGAGCGCGTGAGCGTCCGGGAGATCAACGTCCGTGCCGGCGGCGGGGCTGCTGGGATTCCAAGGGAGGGAGGATTCGACCTGACCCGAGGGCGTCCCCTCGACGGGATTCGCGTCCCTCCCGGCTTCGACCATGACAGCTCCGCCGCGACGCGGCGTGTCCTCGACCGTGTTCCGCTCAGCGCTCTTCGGAGGCGCTGACCAGTCCGCCTGCCCTGGCATCCACCCAGGGCGGTGAAGCACCATGCCAGCCTCGGCAGGCGTGCGCTGCTGCTTCTGCTTGTTGCAGTCCGTGCATGCGATCACGATGTTGGCCGCGCCAATGTACTTGGTCGGCTCAACGTGGTCGTACTGCCACGTGCTGCGGTCCTTGCGCTGCACCTTCGTGCCGCAGTACCTGCACGGTGCGGTCATGTTACCGCCGCGCTCGACACCGCCAACGCGATCGCGCAGCCACACAGCATCTGTGATCTTCCTGTTTTTCAGCTCGGCGCGCTTACCCCTCGTGACTCGCACGTCCTCGCCACGGTCGTAGCGCAAATCGAACCAGTCATGGAAGATGAACGACCCCTGCGGCGGCTGCACGCAGCGCTCGCACGAGTGTCCCGGCGCGTGCCACAGGCCCTCTTCGACGAGCATCCCCGCCAGCTGAGTCGCCACTTCAAGATTGAGCGTGTCCGAGACGAGCGTCTCGACCGCAATCACTCCATCGGTCAGCGCCTGCTGGCAGGCCGTCCCCGCGAGCGCCCACATGCCGAGTGCGGCGAGGCCGCTGAGGTCCCCGGTCATGGCGCGGCGGGCGAGGCGTTGAATCTTCGGGTTGCCCCGGAGCTCGTCTCCAAGTTGGAAGAACATGTGTGTCGCTTTCTAGTCTGAGCACCGGCATTCGCCGGTTACTGGGTTGATTGCGCCGCCGCATGAGTCGCACACGCGCGGCGTCCAGTCGTTGCAGGTCATCTGGTCACCTCCTCTTGGTCGTAGTCTTCGGGGAACAGGCTGCGGGGCCTGTAGTTTGGGTAGTTCCTGGTCATCCAAGCTCTCTCCGTGAAGGCGCGGCGTTGTTGCTCGGCCCGGACGTAACAGGGGTGACACAGCGCGCGGCCCGGGAGTATCGGCGTTGCGCATTGGGGGCAGCGCCGGGGGTTCTCGTCGGGGTCGGCGGGGTTGATTCCCCAGCCTGCGCGCTCGTGAGCGGTGGCCATCAGAACGGGGGTTCCCAGACGGGTTCCTGCTGGGTTTGGCGTGCCCAGGGGTCCTCTTGGACGATCTGGCGGGGCGCGGGATGCTGTGGTGCCTGCGGTGCCTGCGGGGCCTGCGGGGCCTGCGGGGCCTGTTGCGTGGGCTGGGTGGACGCAGGTGGAGGCGGGGGCGGGTATCCTGCCCCACCGTCGGCTGCTGGGTGCCTGGTGACCTGTGCGCGTGCTCGGCGTAAGGAGGGGCCGACCTCGTCAACCTGGAGCTCAACGACCGTGCGACGCTCGCCCTGCTGCGTTTCGTAGGAGCGCTGGGTGAGGCGACCGACGACGATGACGCGCATGCCCTTACGAAGGGACTCGGCGACGTTCTCGGCGACATCGCGCCACACGGAGCAGCGCATGAACAGGGTGTCGCCGTCGCGCCACTCACCGGCGTTGCGGTCGTAGGTTCGCGGGGTCGATGCCACCGTGAAGTCAGCGACGGCGGAGCCGGACTGCGTCCAGCGGAGTGAGGGGTCGGCGGTCAAATTACCGACGAGGGTGACGACTGTTTCGTCGCTCATTGGTCTTCCTCGTTTTCTTCGTAGGGCATGACGGTGAATCGGATGGAGCACATGGGGATGCCCATGCGCTTGCTGGTGTGACGGGGGTCGAGGCGCATGTCCGGTCCCTGCAGGTGACGCGCGTCGTCATCCGGGAGCAGACCCGCATCCACAAGCCCGTCCACGAGCGCCTTCAACGTGGGCATGTAATTGTGGAGGTCGCGGCGGCGTCCGTCCGGGAAACGAACCCACGCGACGAGGCGCGCTCGCATGAAGGTCGGGCAGTGTGCCGCACGGGCCATCACACGGGCCTGCATGCGCAGGGTCCGAATCCGCGGGGACAGCGTGCGGCGGTCGGCTCGGCCGTTGAGCGAGAGCATGTCTGCCTGGGGCAGATCGAAGGGGCCGATCTCCCACAGGGGCACGACAGTCGCATCATTCATCGCGCTCATCTCCTGCCTGCGGGTAGAGGCCGTCGATGAGCTCGTCGACGACGGCACCGATGGTCCTGCGGATGCTCATACGTTGCTCGGGCGTCTGCGCGTACTTCTCTGCGATGTCAGCGCCAGCATCGATCAGGTCGGACGCTGTTTTGATCGCATGCGCCTGAACCCTGGACAGCTCGCGCTCAAGGGCATGGACGTGATTCGCGCACTCGATCTTGATGAGGTCATCTTCAGTCATCGCCGAACCTCCTCACTGAGCGCGCATACATGTCGCGTGCGCACTCGACGAGGCCGCGCCGCGACAGAGGCGATCCCTGGCCTTCACACAGCCACGCGCTCCTGTCCTTGCCATCCTCCGGGGCGATGCTCTCCGCGACGAGGACCCAAGACCCCACCACGCAGTCCGGCCCGTGCTTTTCTGCGACCAGGGCAGACACAGCGTCTTCGAGAGCACTGAACACGGTGTTGTCGTTGTTCACGAGTCCTCCCCACCTTCGTAGACTCGCAGCCCCGCTGACAGGCCAGCGCTCCCCACGAGCACAGGCGGAAGCAACGCCTCCTCCAGGTACGGGATCGACGGCCCGTCGTACAGGAGCTCACCCGTCACAGGGGCCTGAAGCAGCACTGATCCAGCGGACCACCCGAGGCACGCATCAGTGCCCCAGATGAACGAGGACCGCCCGTAGCCATCACCGACGCGGACACGCAGAGGAATCTGCCAGGCCGCCGCCGACGCCGCGAACGTGCGCACGACGGCAGGGTCCATCTCCACGGCCGCATCCTGATAGAGGACTCCATGCGCTCCATCCAGCAGGAGACGCGCCGCGTCAACGCGGTCCTCATCCATCGGCTCGGCCGCCGGAGCGACACGCGCCATCTGAGGCCCATACAGGACGCCCGTCTCCTGGACAGTGATGCCCTCCCTCTCATCGAGGAGGAGGCTCACCCGCTCGACGGGAGACCCCGCGAGGAACGTCGCCAACGCCTCAACAGCAGAGCGGCGCAGCCACATCGACTTCACGCCATCCCCATAGCTATCCCCATCCAAAACGGTGAACCGCACCGCGATCGCGCGCTTACGATCAATCGCTACCGCAAGCACCATCACGCAATCCTGGACGACGGCCAGGCGCATCAGGCCCGCACCATTGTCCGGGGCATCCTCGGGAATCCGGCGCGCCACGTGCGGCAGGGCCGCTCGCAGCGCCCCCTCCAAAGCCGCACGAGCCACGACCACCATCGTCGATGCTTCGTCAGTCATCGGAGTGTCTCCTCACGCGGTAGTGTCCATGTGAGAATCTCGGGGGCTGCCTCGACCTTCTCGCAGAAGGTCTCCTCACCCTCGCCAAGGGGGTAGCCCCACCTCTCCAGGGATCGCAGGTAGAGATGCACTAAGGCGTCAAAGCGCTCACCGTTGGGGCTGCGCCAGTAATCACGGCCCATGCCGCCCTCGAGGACACCGATGCACCAGGCGAGGCGCGCCTTAGCAGCCTGCGCGGCCGACATCGTGAGCCCGAAACTCAAGTCATCGAAGCCGATCAACGCACGGCCCTTGCCCTGCGATGCGTCGGACACCTGGGAGTGGTTGTAGATAACCGGCATTTCCAGGAGCGCCACGTCCTTCGGCAGCGGCCGCTTGAAAAGCACGTCCTTAATCCAGGCTCGGCGTACTTCGCCTTCCTGAGCCGCCTGACGGTTCGCCTCGATGGTCGCTGCGCGATCGACTTCCTGCGTGGTCCGTGCTCTATCTTCACGGGTGAAGTGCCCGTGTGCCGAGTAGTCCAGGCAGACGAAGCGCGTCTGCGCGCTCGTGTACTCGCCCGAGCCGATCACCGAGACATACGCTGCATTACCGGGGCAGTTGTCGTGCGGTTCAACCGTGTTGCCGTATTCATCGACCAGATTCCACAGGTACTGGTTGGTCTTCGGGAAACCGTCATAGAAATCGTCAGCTGTAATGACGTGGATACCCTGCTGGCGCAGGTCGAGGACCTCGTCCTCATAGACCTGGCGGCCGCGCCGCCCCCTCCACGGGCGCCCCCCGCCCCCAAGGCCCT